AAACAATTCAGTAGATGTGAGCTATAATCCAAGCGATTCTAACAAAAAAGCTCAATTCGAAAGATTGGTTAAAGGACGTAAGAAAAACTAAAAAGGAGAATTATTATGGCAGGATTTAATGTATCTGCACTTGATGCTTTCAATAACGAACTTGCAGGGGAATTCCTTGTAAAGTCGGTTATTGCTGGTTCAACGGCAGAGTATGTAACTGTAAAAGAAGGAATAAAGTACAAAGAGCCTTTAAACCTTCAAGAAATTGACTTGGTAATCCAAGACGGAGCAGGATGTGTAACAACACCATCTGGTTCTGTAACTTACACACAAAGAGATATCGAAGTGTGTCAGAGAAGTTCATTTGATGGACTATGTTTAAGAGATTTAGATAGCAAGTATATCGGACTATTAGGACCAGCAGGTTCTTACCCTGAGACTTATGCTTTTGCTGAAGAATATGCTTCACAACTTGTAGCTAACTTCCAAAAGAAAAATGACCAATTTATCTGGACTGCAACTACTGCAGCTGGAGATTGTACAGATGGTCTTAACACACTACTAGCATCAGGTTCATCTGCAGATAGTGCAACATTTGTTTCACAATCAGCACCAACATCTGATAATCTACTTGAACAAATCGATGAGCAATTAGAAAATCTTTCAGTAGATGTACAAGATAGAGATGACTTAACAGTATTTATGTCAATCGCTAACTTTAGAAAATACATCGTTGCTTTAAGAAAAGCTAACAACTATTTCTATGACCCTAACACAGTAGAGAACAGAGGTTCACTAATGTCAGCTAAACACCCATTCGCTAACTTAACAATAGTTGGTACAGTAGGATTAGCAGGTTCTGATAGAATCGTAACAGGTCCAGCGAGACAAATCGTAATTGGAACTGACTTGGTATCTGATTTGGATAACTTCCAAATGTGGTATGATATCAATGGTGACCAACTTAAGCACAGAATTGTAACTAAGTTAGGTGTACAAGTAGCATATCCAGAATTTTGGGTGACTAACAACTTATAATAACTGATTAAATAACTAAAGAAAGGATATAAATTATGTCATGTGATATTACAGCAGGATTTTCTCTCGGATGTAGAGACAACGCAGGTGGAATCAAAACATTGTATATCTTGTCTGGCTCATTACCTGAATCAGGTGTAACAGAGACTTCAGGTCAAGTTACAGATTTAAATGGTAGTGGAATATTTTATCAGTTTGACTTGACAAGAGGAACTTCCGATTTTACAGAAACCATTAATGGTTCAACTGAGAATGGAACAGTTTTCTACGAGTCAACAGTAAATGCTGTTTTTCTTAAGATGCAGTCTGCATTAAGAAACCAAATGAAAGTATTAGCACAAAATCCAGACCTAAAGATGATTGTTGAAACAAACAACGCGGGTACGGAGGGTGATAAATTCTTTTATCTTGGTAAAACTTATGGAGCTCAACTTAACGGAGGACAGGGTCAAACAGGAACTGCAATTGGAGATGCAAATGGATATACATTAACCTTTACGGCACAAGAGCCAGAACCAGCGATACCAGTATCGGGTTCTGATTTGAATGCAGTATTGACAGGTATTACCATTGACCAATAACAATTATTAGGAACATGGGGGTAGTAATACCCCCTTATTCCTTTTATATAGGAGATATATGATAACTTTAAAAGCAAATCAACAGAATACTATAACTTACCAAAAAGAAACCGATACACCTCTTGTAACGAGTTCTTATGAAGATGGTAAAGTTTTCAATATAGTAATCTATCCTACCTTATCTAATAATACAGGCTCAGCCTCTATTACAAAAGTACCAACTACTAGCGAGGATAACCCTCGTTGGGAAGTTTTAAATTTTGATATATCTTCTTCTTCTGATTACTTTAGTGAAAAATTAGGAGCAGAAAACGGAACAACTTATAATTTAGAAATATATTATGGTTATCCCTTTACAGGTTCTGCCGCAATTGTGTGGGGAACAACAACAAGTACATTTGGAGCTACCTCAGCAATTTGGGCAACTCCAGATACATCAATACCAACTTACAACGATGTAACGAGTGGTGAACTAAAATACACAGATAGAGTATTTATTTCAGGTTCAGTCTCACCCATTGAGAAGAAATATATATCATCTAATGAGAACGCAGTATATACAGTATATCAAGGATAACAGATGAAAAAAGAATTAAATAAACATAAATTAATGATAATACCAAAGTATAGGGAAGAAATGTATCCTACATCAAAGGTATTTGAAGATGATAAAGGAAAGATAGTATATTACGGAGAACGAAATGATTTTCCACATTATATTACAGAACTATACAATAAATCCTCAATCAATGCTACTGCAATTAACGCAATTACAGATGGTATAGTAGGTGGTGGTTTAACTACCGAAGATGAAACTGTATTAGAAAGAGCAAACCGAGATGGTGAATCATGGAATGATATCTTTAAGAAAGTAGCTTTAGATAGAGCACTCTTTGGAGGATACGCTCTTGAAGTTATCTGGTCTAACGATAGAACTAAAATTACTGATGTTTATCATATAGATTTTTCTTATATTAGAGCTCATAGAATGAATGAAAGAGGTATTGTACCTGGCTATTTTGTTTCATCACAATTTGAGAACAAAGGAAGATTAAGAATATCTGATGATGATGTTGTTTATATACCAAAGTTTAGTAAGGTAGATAGAGAATCACCATCACAGATGTATTACTTTAATCCTTACAGACCAGGTATGAGATACTATCCACTACCTGATTATAACGCAGGATTAAACATTATAGCATTAGATGCGGAAATAGATAATTTCCATAAGAATAATATAAAGAATGGTTTAGCACCTTCTTTATCTATTACAACATTTACTAATGCAGATAACGAAGATAGAGATGTAATAGAAAGACAATTAAGAGATGCATATGCAGGAAGTGATAATGCTGGTTCTCTTATCTATATGGATGTGGCGAATAAAGATGAAGCCCCAGTCATTACCCCAATCCCACAAAATGGTGCTGATGGTTATTATACTACTGTCAATGATATGGTATTACAAAAGATACTTACAGCACATAGAATCGTTTCACCTATGTTGTTAGGTATTAGAACCGAAGGACAATTAGGAGGAAGAACAGAGTTATTAGAATCACAAGCTTTATTTGTAGCAAATGTAATTCAACCAAAACAATCTGATATTCTAACTACATTTGAAGAGATATTTAAGATAAACGGATATGAAGAACCAATTGGTATAGAATCAATAAGAATATTTGAAGATGGGGAAGAAGTAGATGTTACAACATCAATCGAAGCAGAGAGTGGAGATGATTCAGAATTAGAAAACGAAATAGAAAAAAAGGAGAACCAAAATGGAGAATACCCTATTAGTGAGTGAAGCTAAATTAAAAAGATTCACAGACATAAACAATGTATTAGATCCTGATTTACTTTCATCAGTAATTAGAGAAGCACAGATAATTCACATTACTCGTCTCTTAGGTTCTAAATTATACGATAAGATACTATCTGATGTAGATAGTGGTACGCTAACAGGCAACTACAAATCATTAGTAGATGAATATGTACAAGATGCTTTAATTTATTGGGCATACTACGAATCATTAGAATCAATTTATTTAAGACCAAGAAATGCTGGTTTAGTAAAACCAACAGGTGGTGAAAATAATATAGATGCAGATTTAGCATTATACGATAAGAAAAGACAATCAACAAAAAACAAAGCAGAATATTTTAGTGAAAGATTAGTAGACTATCTATGTTTCAATAATAATTTATTTCCAGAATATGGAACTGAAACAAATGATGATATTTGGCCTGATACAAACACTCAATTCAAATCACCAATCGTTTTTAGAAATGGTGTGAGAGATGGGATTGAACAATTAGGTATAAAGGTTACTAACTCACGATACAACTATTTACCACAATAAGAGGATAAAACAATATGTCAAATTATAATTTAACAAATCAAGAAATAAGTTCATCATTTCAGCAAGTGATGCAGCATGACAAACCCACTGGTTTGATATATGATGGAACAGGTTCTTTAATTGAAAACTTATCAGTAACTTCTTCAGAAGCAACACACGCACTTACTGCATCTTATGCTGAGAATGCACAACAAATAGATACTGGTTCATTCGCAACTACTGGTTCTAATACCTTTACAGGAATTAATACATTTGATGCTCAAGTTATATTAAATGATTATGTATCATTAAATTCTACTTTAGAAACTTTTAGTTCTAATATAAATAACTTCGGTGGAAGAATACAAGGTGTTCAACATGGTTTTGATAATGGAACTTCAAATTTCACAGGTTCATTTAGTGGAGATGCTAGTGGTTTAACAAACGTAACTGCAAGTAATGGTGGTGTAACTTCTATCATTGCAGGAAACAATATTAACATTGACCAATCAACTGGTGATGTAACAATAAGTTCTACAACAACTGCTAGTGCAGATTGGAATAACCTTACAAACAAACCAGTTGGAATAGTTAGTGGTTCATCACAATTAACATCATCTTACGATACAAGATATCAACTAAGTGGTAGTGAAGCAAGTTTACCTTCAGGAGTAGTAAGTGGTTCATCACAGATAATCTTACAATCAACAACAGGTGATTTAAGTGGTAGTAGAATAGATGGTCAAGTATCATCAGCACTATCTGCATCTCATGCTGATTTTGCAACAACATCTTCATTCGCACTTAACTTCAATCCATCAGCAACCGCATCTTACGCATTATTCTCGGAAGAAGCAGAGAATGCAGAACACGCAGATGCAGTACAGTTTCCTGTAATTGCAAAAGAAACCTTAACTAAAGGTGATCCTGTATATGTTAGTGGATACAATAGTGGTGAATCAAAACCAGAAGTTTTAAAAGCAGATGCTAGTGATTCTTCTAAGATGCCAGTAGTTGGTTTAGCTATGGTAAATGCAAGTAACAATGACCATATCTTTATCGCAGTAGCTGGAAACTTTGCAGATGTAGATACTGATACTGGTTTAACATCACCATCAGTAGGAGATACTTTATATGTTGCTAGTGGAGGTGGATACACAAACGTTAAACCAACAGGTACAAACCTTATACAGAACATAGGTGTAATTGGTAGAGTACAACAAAACAATGGAGAGATAGTAGTATCTGCTATACAAAGAAGTAATGATTTACCAAACATACAAGAAGGATACGCATGGGTAGGAGATGGTAGTGGTGTACCACAAGCAGTAGCAACTTCATCATTCGCTGGTGGAGGAGGTACAATAGATACAGGTTCATTTGCAACAACAGGTTCTAATGTATTTGTAGGTGACCAAACTATTAGTGGTTCATTAATATTACAAGATAGTATAGAAGCAGGTGGAAACGTTGTAGCTCCTAACGGAGCAGTAGAAGCTGCAGAAGTTGCAGCTAGTAATGCATTCTTTGATAATATACAATCAAATGGAGCAGCTCAAGTAACGATACAAAAGGATACTGTTATTAGTGGTTCAACTACATTCCAAGATGTTAATCCAGCACCAGGCGCAACATTCTCAGTTAGAGCAGGTGGAGCATCGCCAGTTTTAGACATTAACAATAGCGCATTAGGAACTATAACAGGTACTGATTATGTATTAAATGGTAATGGTTTAATTAATGGTAATACAACACAAAATGGAGCTGGATTATTAAGTGGTTCATTTATTGTAAAAGATGCATCAGGTGCAGGACCACTAAATATATTTGATGTTAACAATTCAACCAATACTATAATTGGTGTATCTAATCCAGCTCTTGCAGGTATAACAGGTACAGAGGTTGTAATAAACACACAAAATGGTGATACTCTATTCGATGGTGGTTCATCATCTAAAGTAGAATCTAAACTTCCACTAATCGTTAGTTCATCTAATGGTACTAGTACTTTCAAAGATACACAAGCAGGTCCTGCTAATACATTCATAGTTAATGATGGTAGTAGTGATAGACTAACAGTAGTTAATTCAGCTTTAGCAGGAATAGTAGGAACAAATGTTACCGTACAAGGTAACATTGGAATTAGTGGAGAGATAGTAATGAGTTCTGCAGGACAAGTGATTGATATTCCTAACGGAACAGTTAATTCAAATGAACTTGTAG